ATATCAACGTAAAGTTTTTTAGCTAACAAAAAATTGTCGAACCATTGTCCATCTGTATCTTGTGGAGTACCACTAGTAGTTGTTCTTCTTGTATTGTCGGTATGAAGAATATCATTCCCAATAATAAGAACGATTTTATCGATATTGAAACCTGCGCTATGCTGAAGAATTTTACTTACTCCTTCTTTAACACGTTTTACGGCTATCGAATTATCGTAAGCATCTCCAGTTTCGTATTCTGAAGCTAATTTACCGATGTGTATGTCAGCTGGATCAATAACTAGACAGTGGCAATCTTTCGACTTAACGCGCTTAATAACAGGATATTTTGGAGTATATTTCCCCATATCCTTAATTAAATGCGACTTTAAATCATCAAGCGACTTTTGACCTTTCTTTGCGAAAATTGAGAATAACTTTGACTTGTACCAGTAATGCTTTACTTCTCTTGAGTCTATACCAGCATTTACACACTCAGCCTCTAATAAACCTTTTTGCTCTCGATACTTAATAATTAACTGTTCTTCGTCTGGATCTAATCTATACCTTGGTTCACGATTTATTTCAGTAGAATTTTTAAGTTTTTTCATCTTGTTTTATTATAGTTTATTTAGAGTTTAACGGAAAGAAAATCAAAAAGTTACACTAAAACTAATCTTCAGTGCAAAAATTTGTAAGGAATTTTCCGACAAGACCTACGATTCCAATAATCATTAGAGCCGTACTTTCTCCAGTAAACATTTGCTGAGTCTGAGCATACATTGAAACTGCCAATAGAGCATCACCTAGCTGCTTCATTTTTTTTGGCGTGGGCTGCCAATAGCCATTTGTTTTGAATTTCATAGTATACCCTGATTTTATTTTTAATATCTAAGGTTTAAACCTTAATTTCTTCTACCACCTTCTTTAAATCAACAACCTGAATACATTTCTTCCCATGTTCTTTCAGATCGATGTGTAGCCATGTAGTTGCAAGAGATTTATCCTCAATACGTCTTACTCCAAGAGCGTATAATTCACGAACATTCTTCTTTACAAATTCATACCACTCATTTCCAGAGTATCCAACAGCTTTTAAATCAATAGCCTTCCCTAGTTTATGTTGAGATAATTTAGCTCCAGTAGTTGAATTTTTGTTTCTTAATCCACTTTCTTTAAACTGTCCTCCCATGTGCCAGCTGTTTATTGTAACTCCTTTATCAATCTTGATCCGAACATACTCAGCAATATCAATCAACTTCCCATCGATTAATTTATCCGAGTTAATACCGTATTCCGCCCAAGTTTCAGGATCAATAAATTCTCTTAAATCAAAATGTTCCGATACCTTCATTTTCTAAAATTTTGTATTTTATCAATCAACGCCTTCCAAATGTCAAGTCCAGTTATTGAACTAATGTTTTCGATGTTACTTTTAAACTCAATTAAAGCGATGTAACCACTTGTAATACTTGCAATAGGAATAGACGGGAAGAAAACTGTTTCCATCATCCTTGATAAGATTATAGCTGTAAAATAGAAAATAATCTTACTTACAGAACGAGCCATCTTCTTTGAATCAACCTTTTCACCTCTTTTTGCAGCTGCAAAAACACCCGTAAAAAGATCCGTAAAAACTAACACTCCTGTCGCTATAAGTATTGCTACTATTGGAGAGAAGAAGAATATAAGATACGCAATAAGTATTGCGAAATACTTCGTCTTTAGCGAGTCGTTAAAAAATGCGTGTATCTGAGCTATCATATATTATTATCAATGCTTTTTGAACAATGGTTTTTATCTAAACTATCTAAAATCAAAATAATTAATCTACCGAATCTTGTAAGGCAGTTTTCTTTTTGGCACTTCCCTAATCGACTTGAAATAGTTTCTTTCCCATTTCCAAATCCATCACCAAGTAAATCATTAAATAAATATCCTCCAAGAGTGTTTCCTAATCTGTCAATTGATATTGCAATCTTTTTAAACCACAATAATAACTCCCATTTAGTAATTGACCGTACTATTCCATACGCAACCAATAAAGGTGTTAAAACAACCTTCATTGCCCAAGCAACTACCAATAGAATAAAGTTTATCATACCGTTATAGTAAATCCGTTATTACTTAATATATTATTTAACTCAGCTTTTTCTTCTGTTGTAAACTCAACTCCCATCCAAGTGAACGCTTGTAAAAAAGCATTCTGACTTGCATAGTTATTCTCTCCATCAGTTAATACTTTCAATAGTGTACTGTACGCATTTGGATTAGCAAACATCATTGCCTTTTGAAATAATGGCGAATAAAATAAGTCTTGACTTAATCCTTTCCAGTTTAATTCTTGACTTGGTTCGTGTTGTATTGTTGGCATGATTAGTTTGTGTTAAATATTCTTGCATTGTGATACACGCTTGTTGGTGCAGTTGTAAATGCTCCAGTAACTATCTTTACACTCCAAAAATCAGTAGTGTTTGGAATTGATATAGATGGTGTAAATGTAAATGCGGTTGTAGTGTTACTTCCTTGATCATAGGTAATTGTACCTAAATTAGTTTCAGTTCCAGCGGTTATGTTTCGCAAGTACACATCGCAAGAATGATTTGAACCAACTGTTCCAGTAAGAGTTATTTGAATTATAACCTTGTTTATTGTTCCAGTATTTCCAAAAGTAAAAACCCTTCCAACTGTACTTGTTGAAGTCGCTAATGTTGGGTTTATTCCAAAGTAATAAGTTTGCGATGCAGATAAATTCGCTATTGCACCTGAACATTGCATTTGATTTGTTTTTAAAGCCAACGCATCATATACAGCATCAGAACTTGGAGCATGAGTTGTATCACCATTAGTTATTGTTTGAACTATTGGATTTACTGGTTCAGCTGTAATAACATTATCGTTATCTAAGTTTTGATATTGGTCTCCAGGAATAGTTACAATATACAATAACGCTACTGGAGTAGCAGAAGGAGTCCCAGAGAGAGTATAATTACCACTTGTATCAAAACTACTAACAGTAACATACGCCCCACCTGCTGTAACTGGTGAGAATCCACTTGGCTTCCCGTTAACGATTGTTTCAACAAGCGCATCAACACCTGACATAAAACTATCAAGGATAATCGTTGAACCCGTTGGCTTAGTGATTGCGCCTGAATCTGAAGAGATTGACGACCAATATGTAATCTTGTACTCATTGTCTTCGAGGTATTCTAAACGAGCAAGCTCGGAAGGAGTCATTCCACCACTTCCACCTGATTGACCTAATCCTGTTCCTGCTGGCATATTGTTAAATTAATTTTTGTCTTCAACTACAACAGTAGGTAAAGCTTTTGATTTTACTAAATCAAATGATTTTTCAAGAATAATATGATCGTGCTTTGTGCCAACATATTTATCCAATGCAATTGCTATATTTTCTAACGCTTTTTCTACTGTTAATTCTTCCATAATTATACTAATACTACTGTTCCTATTTTAACTGTCCCTGCTGCGTACTTAACTTTTACTGTTAATGTATTACCAGCCTCATTAATATAAAAACACAATTTTGAATTTGACATAGACCCATCTGCTATTGCTGCATTATTTGCTTGAAAAATAGCATATCCATCATTATTTATCTTAATTCCATAATTACCGCTAGTATCATTTCTTCCACTTAATAGTAATCCATTCCCTCCATTATTAACATATATATTTGACGTAGATGATGAATCTAATCTCAAATCTTTATTCATAGACCATGCCGACCCTGCGGTATTCAACTCAGACAATCCTCCAGTAGCTCCAAGAACAACAGATATACTATTAAATCCAGCAGATGTAGTACTTAATAATAATACCTTTCCAGAACCGCTATTATTTAAAAATATACTAGAATTAACACCATTCCCTAAAGACATTTCTCCGCTTACAGAAAAGAATTTCTCTGGCAAAGCAGTTCCAACGCCTACTCTAGTTCCATTATCAAATATTTGACTATTACCAATCGTAACTCCATCAGGAGTCCATTTAGATAAATAGTTTACTGTACCACTACCTCCAACAAATCCTCCTATCATAGAGGATAAAGATTGATTAAATCCAGTTCCTGCTCCCATATTATTTCATAAATTGAGCCATAGCTGTAGTTCCTGTTGCATCCAAGATAATCGGATCAACAAAATCTTTACTACGGTTAGTGTCTCGTGAATCTTTAGAGAAAGTCATACTTGCTCCTTTAGGGAATAGTTCACCATCAACATACGCATCAGTAGCTGCTCCAGATAACACTTGAACGCTGATTGAAACTACATTGCAATTAGTTTTCTTAATTATTTCAAACGCGCCTAATACCAAATCAGTAGAAAATGCTTCAGTTAAATAAGCTACAGTGTCAGAAACTACCGAGTCAACTTGACGAATCTCGTCATTAGCTAAATCAACTAACCAAGAACCAGCCTGAAGCTCAGTTCTAAAAGCAGTTGCAACTCCATCAATACGAATACCGTTTGTTGAAGCTGTACCAGTTGCCGTCTCATTTAGAGGTAGCGTAACCTTATCGTTACTAATGTATTTATAATTAGAATTTTTGTTGTTAGCCATTTTCTTTAAATTTTATACAAATATAGTGATTTTACAGCAATCCTTTCTTCTCAGGAGCATTTTGTTTCATCGTTTCATTAAGAACTTTTCCGTCCTCTTTTATGTAGGCTACATCCTTAATCCCAACATTCTTTTCTTTGATTTGGTCAAGTGCTTGAACTCCTTCTTGAGCTAAGTACTGAGATTTTAACTGGTATTCTAAAGTTAATGTTTGACGCTTTTGTTCCTCAATAGCCGTAGCAGCTTCTAGGTTAGCTTGTGCTGCTTCTTTAGCAGCTTGTGACTGAACCTGAGCATTTTGCTCTTGTAAAGCAGCCGATTCTTGCATCTTATTCTTGCGATTCTTCTCCTCTAAATGAGTTAAAAGCGTAGCAGCTAACTTAACATCTTGTTTCAACACTTGGCGAACGCGGAAAATATCGCTAGTTGTTAAAGTTCCTCCTTGTTGACCGATAGCTAATTGGTTCTCGATAAACATTTTCTCTTCGTCATCTGGCAACAACTCAATTTTAATAGCAAATTGATTAAACGCCAATGATCGACCAAGCTTAATTACCTCAGCTCCTTGTTCTCCAATAGCATTAGAGAAAGCTTCAAAATTATACTCAATAGAGTCTTGTATCATTAAGGCTAATTGTTTAGCCGTCTTTTCGATCAATCGGATGTGGTAAAAATAGATTGGTCTCAACGCGTTATTAGATGCTTGGACCGCCATCTTCTGAGTTCCTACCAAGGCTTCAGAGTTTGGTGAACTAGCGTCAACAGCTGTATTGTAACCTATTACTTGGTTCATTAACTCAATGTAATGGTTGTGGGTAGCCAATAAAGCATTGAAAGAGGTTCCAATACCATTATCTAATGGAGTGATTACCGCATTATTAATAACATTTCCTTCTTCGTCAATAGAAGAATAAACGTAATTACCTGTTTGTTCGTAAATCTTGGTAATGTCGGTAGGCTTCATTTTGCCATCTCCCATACCTTTAATTACGTTATACATACCTCGGATGTCGATAGCGACTCCAGGCGGTTTCAATTTAATTAAATGTTGTTGAAACTTTAAGTGGGCTAAGTTTAGTTGGTCCTCCAATGGGATCATTCGCTCAACAATCGACTTATTTTCCATGTCGTAAATGTCTGGCGCGATAATTGCTATTGGTAACTCTACCTTTGGATTGTAACTTCCGCTAACTTTTTCTCTCGGCACGTTCTTAGATTGACCGTAATCCCAAAGATATTCGGTGTCGGGTATCCACTTACCTTCAAATCGGTATTGGATAGACTTTCTAATAACTTCAGACTTCTCAGCCTTTTTCTTAGTTTTAACCTCAATAAAATAAGCCTTAGCTGATTCTTTTGTAGGATAAGTATCTTTCGAAACGCGTAAATCTTCTCCCTTAACTATCCATTCATTACCAATATCAGTTACAACAAATGAGTTTGGATCGATTTCAATCTTATAATCAGGAGCCTTCTCTTCGAAGAAAAACCCTCCTTTTGACTTAGATTTCTTCAATCGAACCTCTTCACAAGGCGATAAGAAGAAAAACTCCATCACTGGAATGTTGAAATTGTAATACGGCATTGTACCGCCAGCATTATTTTGATAGTATCCTTCATAGGAAACTCCGTAGGTCCATGCTGGATTTCCGTTTCTTCCTTCTTGAGACTTAGCGATGTCGAATAACTCTTGGTTTGTAAAGCCAGTATTCATTTCAGCAATCTCACCAATAGTGTATTTTTTAACTATTGCTTGGTAAGGTATATTTCTGAAGTCATCGTACTTAGAATAAGGAGTAATTATGTCAATCGGATCAGCATAATCTACTCTCAAGTTGAAATTCTCGTCATAATAACGATAAATTGCAGCTCTCTTAATAGTCAATAAATCTTTTAGAATAGCGCGTCTAGTGTCATCGAATAGGTTATTCATAAACACAAATTGCAATGCTTGCTCCATTGCCATACTCGCGTCATTCTTATAATTAAGTTTCAAATGAAGTTCAGCCTCCTCGTTTGTTTGAGGCAATTGCTCACCCTTTGGAACTAATGGCACTCCTGTAAACTGCTCAATTTCAGCAGATATTGGAGCCAAAAACATCTTAGCGTATAATTTTCGTCTGTGTTCGTCAAATTTAACCTTTGACTCAGTGTCTAATGGATTGCATTGAATCTTGTAGTTCTGATTCATCATCTTACCAACAATATTGTCGATAATTGTTGCAATCCTGTTGATCGGATTAAAGTCAAGATTTAGATACGAGGTATCTCCGTTTAAGTCTAATAAGTCCTTATACTTTTGGATTGAAGGCATCCCTTCAGCGTATTTTCGGCTAACAATGTCACGCGCTCTCTTTTGATCGTATAAATTTATTGCTTGCTTATAGTTACCCCAAATTGATTGTGCGTATTGTAATCCGTAAGCCTTCTTTGACTTATCTTCCTTGCTTTGAAATGGAGATGGAAATGCTGTATAGTTATTACCAGTCATTATTGTATCTAATTTAGCAACAAAGATAATAAATTTATTTAGAATCATTCTAAATTAAGGTTCTTTTTGGTATATTATGGTGATTTTAAATATTTTTGCCTATTATTGAAACCTTATTAGATTTTTGCCGTTAAACTGTGAAGAATGGTTAAGCAAGGAATTATAAGAGAGATTGCAGTTGAGTGCGTTGTGAATGGTCAATATGCTATCATAACGGTGTACCACTACGGAACTGAGGCTGAGTTTATCATGTTTAAAGAGGAATTAGAATTAGTTAAATTAGATAAAACGAACATTAAAAACCTAAATTAAGATGAATATTAATTATTTTGCAGTCCCAGGACTGCCGACTGAGCGTTACACGCCAGAGATGTTAAAAATCGACATCGCTAATTATTACAACATTCCTCCATCGCAAATGCACAGCAAGTGCCGTAAAAAGGAATTTGTTGAGGCTAGGCAAGTAGCTTTCTATTGGCTAAATATCCACTTTGGATTATCATTAGCTGAAGCAGGAGCTTTTCTTGGAGGACGCGATCATTCTACTGGAACTCACTCAATTAGAATTATTGATGAACAATACATTATTGATAGAGAGTTAAGGAAAAGGTTTGACGATTTAAGGTCTATTGTAAAGCCAAAGATTAGAAGGTTGAAACCTTACAATGGAAGAGTTGAAGCATTGTTAAAAAACTTAGAATACTCAGAAGATCATATAAAACTGAATTAAAAACCACACACCATGCAAGAAGAAAATAAATTTTCAGAAACAGAACAGGAAGCAATGAAAAAAGTTGAGCGTGACATTCTTGAGAAAGAAGCGTTAGCCGTTGCTATGAAAACAAAAGTTATAGTTGTTATTGATGAAGTGCAACTTAGTGTACTAGCTTTTAAAGAAGTAGCTTCTCGATTTGCTGTTCATTGTAACCATCCTTTTGAGCGATACAAGAAAAGAAACTATTACTACTTTGACTTCGTCTCTCCTTTCGGTAAGGAGGTTACAATCAGAGTGAAGCATTACGAAAGATACAGAAGAGATTTTATTTTAAAAGCGTTGTAATTATGAGAGAGTTAAAATTTAGGGTTTGGAGTGATGAGTCAGAAATGCATTATCCCGAAAAAAACTTAGAGTTATGCTTCAGTGTTGTTGGGGCAGAAGTGATGAATGCTTGGTCTCAAGGCGGAGAGCATTTGTATGAGGTCCATATAAAGCAAATTATGCAGTATACTGGAATGAAAGATAAAAATGGTGAAGAGATTTATGAAGGTGATATTCTTCGTGGTATTACGGATAATGAGTTTTCTATAGAAAAATCTAAGAAGTATGAAGTTATATGGGGAGTTGATCATTGGCATATAAAAGGAACTAGTTTTTTCTTACAAGAACTTTTTAACTACTGTAATAATAATGTATTTATTATCGGAAACATCTACGAGAACTCAACCCTTTTAACTGAAGAATAACTATGGAAAACGAAGACCAAAAACTAAACATTTATTTATTACTACTATGTATTATATCTTTATGGTACAGTCAAATTTTAACTGCCATAGAAGTTGACAAAACTAAAGAGATTATTCACAAGATTAGTGAAATAGATAAGCTACAAAATGATTTAATACTAAATAGGTAATTATGGAAAAAGGAAACGGACTTAGATTTAACAATGGGAAAACAAGACATGATCTTGTCCCTGCATTTGCACAAGAACAATATGCTAGAGTATTAACAGCTGGAGCAAACAAATACGCTGATCGTAATTGGGAAAAGGGCATGAAGTGGAGCATTGTTATGGCTTCAATGAAAAGACATATCTTAGCTTTCGAAAGAGGGGAAGATTTCGATCCAGAAACAGGACAACTACACACTGCTCACGTTATGTGTAACGCAGCTTTTTTAACTGAGTACTACAACATCTTCCCTCAAGGAGATGATAGACCTCATCAATACCTAACGCCTCCAAAAATAGGACTAGACATCGATGAAGTATTAGCTGATTGGGTTGGTCATTGGACTAAATACCACGGACAAGAAGTTCCTGAGACTTGGAACTTTGACAGAAATATAGGAGAGAAGTTCGAAAAACTAAAGGATGACAAAGAGTTTTGGTTATCAATACCAGTTAAAACAAATCCAAAAGACATTCATTTTGAACCTCACTGTTACATAACATCACGAATAATTCCTGTTGAATGGACGATGGAGTGGTTAGACAAAAACGGATTCCCTACAATGCCTGTTTACTCTATCGGTCATGGAGAAAGCAAAGTAGAAGTTGCAAAAAAAAGTGGAATAGATATATTTGTTGACGATAGATTTGATAACTTCGTGGACTTAAATAACGCTGGAATTTGTTGCTACTTATTCTCAGCTCCTCACAACGAAAGATACAATGTTGGTCACAAACGAATTAATTCACTAAATGATTTATGCAGATAAATAAAATAGAAGGATTGCAACTTATTCCTATAAACGATAAGAAGATTCCTTTAGTAAAGAATTGGCAAAACAGTACCGAAGCCCACAACTTCGACAACGCTTATGGTGTTGGATTGGTTTGTGGTGCAATATCAGGTAACGTAGAAGGGTTGGACTTTGACCTTAAATACGACCTTACTGGTGACTTGTTTGACCGATACAAAAGAGCCGTAAAGAAAATCAATCCAGACATACTTCCTAAACTTGTAGTTCAAAAGACTACTTCAGGAGGGTTCCATTGCCTTTACAAATGCTCGGTGATTGAAGGGAATAAGAAATTAGCCCAACGATACGCTACCGAAGAAGAGCAATTGCTTGGAGACAAGATTAAGGTATTGATTGAAACTAGAGGAGAAGGCGGATACTTGGCTATCTATCCAACTCCAGGATACGAATTAATCTACGGATCATTCGACAACATCCAAGAAATAACTCCAGAAGAACGCGAAGTGTTAATTAGCACGGCAATAGAGTTTAACGAAGTAATAAAGGAGTTTAAACCAATAGTTAAGCCAACTAAGGTAGGTAAAGGAACGTCACCGTTCGAAGACTACGATGACCGAGGGGATGTTATTTCGTTACTACAAAGTCACGGATGGAAAGTAATCGAACAAACAAGTTCAAAAACAATCTTCCTCCGTCCTGGACAAACAACGGCATCTCACTCAGGAAACTTTAACCACGATAACCGTTGGTTCTCCGTATTCAGCACCTCAACAATTTTTAACGCTCAGGAAGGATACCGTCCTTACGCAGTGTACGCAATGTTAGAATGTAACGGAGACTTCAGCGAAGCATCTAAAAAGCTTTACGATGAAGGTTACGGTGAACGCAGAGAGTTACAACGTGAAGAGAAGGTTCCTTCCAAGATTGATACTTTAGGAGAGAACAAATTTGTAGTGAAGCGTTCTGAATACCAACACTACATTAAGCAGGTTATTGACGGAACATTACAACTTGGGACCACATACGGATTCCCGTCACTTGACAAAAACCTAGTATTCAACGAAGGGTATTTGAACATTTGGAATGGATACGATAATATCGGTAAAACAACAGTGCTTTGGTATTTTAAGGTCCTACAGTCACTATTACAAGGTCGCAAGCATATTATCTACTCAGCAGAAAATAACTCGTTTGGAGGAACCCAGCGCAAGTTAATGGAGTTTTACCTTTGTAAGAAGTTAAATGATATGAAGGAAGACGAATTAGCAGCTGCATATCAGTTTGTTGATGATCACTTCTCAATCATTAAAAACAACGACATCTACAATTACAAAGACGTTTTGAATATTATTGAGCTTTGTAATAGCGAAAGACACCACGATACGGCATTAATCGATCCGTACAACTCATTAAAAATCGACTTATCCAGCAAAAGCAAACTGTCAACACATGACTATCACTACGAAGCTATGTCGGAGATGCAAGTTTTTGCGATGAAACATAAGACAACAATCGACCTAAATGCTCATGCTGTTACTTCAGCTTTAAGAAATAATGGTGACAAGGCTCCATCAAAAGGAGATACTGAGCAAGGAACGAAGATGTCGGCTAAGGCGATGGACTTTATAACTCTCCATCGTGTTACAAACCATCCTACAGATTGGATGTGGACCGAGATTTACGCTCGCAAGATTAAGGACACCGACTTAGGAGGTCAAGTAACTCCTTCCGACAAACCATTTAAAATGAAGATGGTTAACAAGGTAGGATTTGAGGATGAGTTTGGATACAATCCAGTTCTAGCTTTCCACAACAAAGAAAGTTACAATCCTCCAGTAGCAATACAAGAGAACTTATCGTTCTTGGATGAGAAGCCAATCAGAAAATTAGTAATTAAAGATGAAGAAGAAGAGGAGGATCCGTGGTAGTAACAGTTAATATCGGTTCAGAAGACAACCAAATTTTATTAGAGGTGCATGGCGATTATGAAAAGCCTACATCTGGAGATTATGAAACTCCTCCAACGCACGGAATATTTACAATCGAAGATGTGCTTTATGATGATGTGAGTATTTTTAACTTGCTCAAGTGCATTGAGTTTGATTGGGAGGATTTGGAAGAAAAGGTAATTGATAGATTATAAAAAAAGAACCAACTTAATCGTTGGTTCTTTCGTATTCAGGCTTAATATTCATATCATCGAAGTATTGGTGCATCCTAATCACTTTCTGATAGACATTAATTCGGTTCTCTTGAGACTTAAAATGGCTATTCACAGCTTCAAAATATTCCTTTTGCTCGGCTTCAAACATCTTTTCGTACCGACTCATTCCAATAACATTGGCAAGAAGGATAGTTGAAACTAGAGTAAAGACTATAGCCCATCTAAAGTGTATTTTACTTTTTTTCTCTTCAGTATAAGCATCAATAGCGTGTTCTATCGATTCGTGATCTCCGTTAAATAAATTCATCGAGATCTCGTGGAGGCGTTTTTGTTTATCCATTGTTTTTAAACATTTCTATTAGTTCGGTGAAAGTGTAGTGTTTTTCATAATGAATTGATTTATGGTCAGCAAAATGTTTATGATACCATTTTTTCTCAGCAAAACTGTATACAAAGAAATAATTGGTAAATATGTTTAATGCTTCCATTTCCTCCTTATGCTTTTCCTCTCTAAACTCAATTTCTTTTGCTGTGTTGCGAATAACTCCGCTTGAGAAATATGTTTGTGCTGGCTCTCTTTTATCAGATAGCATCCATTCGTATAGCTTTTGAGATTCGCTTTCTTGAGCCTTTAAACGGATAGTGGCGTATTCATTAGCTATATCTTCATATCCAACAATTTGCATAGAATGATTACAAACATAATCCTTTCCGCAATTTATCAATGTATAATTTTTCTTAATAAACTCTTCTGCTGTTTTTATTTCTTTACTCATCTTAGTTGGGTTGGTTAGTTAAAATTAATTCCTCGTTTGTTAATGCAAAGTATAGGTTTTGGAGTTGGTGGACATATTTTATTTCTGTTTTATATTCGGTTTCCCATCCTTTCATTTGACCTGTTGTTGTAATATAAAAAGGATAATCATTTGCCTCATTAAGACCGCCATCGTTATAAAGACTAAATCTAAAACTATCTTCTTCAAACTCTTTAGCGTACTCCATAAAATCAACTTCTGCGTCCATTGTAATAAACCCAAACTTTAACAACCATTCTTCGGTTAATGGGATAGGCTTAATCCAAGTTCTATCTGCCTCCCATAATTCCACAATATCATTTGGACTTATCTTTTTTATTTCGCCATTATCGTTATAATAGTTTCCTAATCGAATTTCATTTGCTTTCATGTTTACTTTGTTAGGGGGTTAATTAAATGTTCTATCAAATGTGCTTCTATATTCGGGAGTAAATTCAAAAGTTTCACTGATTCTACTAAAATTAGCAGTTACACTTTTTTTCTTTTTAGGTATATAAAAATCCTTTACCCAATTAAAGCAAGCATTACCACTTATAAATTCAAGGTCTGTAATTTTTATCCAAAAAAATAAGTATTTCTTTTTAGCAGTCCAAAAACCTTTTGTTTCTCTTTCAATTCTTATTTTCATCTTATTTCTGTTTTTGTATTAGTGAGTGAAAAAATTACCAAAATTCCTTAATTGGTTTATAGTTATTGTCAGGACAGCAAGCTAAAAAGCCTTCGCCTAACTTATCAGTACTTAAACTTCCGCACCCGCTACACATTTTTAAATTATCAATTACCTCCTTACTCTTTATCTCTGATATTATGCTCTGCTCGGTTGCGCCTGCTATGTAGTTATCAATAGCATCTTCAAAATAAACAAAATTATCTCCATGTTTCTTAGCCCTTTCCTCAATGCTCTCATCTATTGATATGGTGGTGGTTAAGTCTTTCAGTAAAGCTATTAAATCAACTGAAGTAACGTATGTTCTACGCTCAATCCAGCCTATAACTTTTTCGTTGAAATCCTTTTCATCTATTATTATCTTGTTTCCCATTGCTTAGTGTTTTAGTGGTTACAAATGTAGTTATTAACTAATAATACGCATAAAAAAAGAATAGGTTACAATAACACTATTCTTTTTAAAAAGAAAACTGCATCTTCCTGAGTCATTAGCCTGGGGGACGGTGCAGTATTCAAAATACTCTTCGCTGGTTTCAACTCCATGAGTACTTCTATTCTTTTTTAACCTCTTGTGGATTCTAACCACTTACAATCTGTTAGGATTTACTAACTAGATTAGCCATTACAGTCGGCATCTTCAAGGTTATGCTACAACAACGGTTTAGCTTCCATAATCAAATCCTTAAAATCTTCAAGGAACTTGTTGCGGATCTCGAATGATTTGAAGGCTAAGAATGTTTGAACTCTAGGAGAGTCATAATAAGTTATTTGGTCTTCTTTAAAATAAATACCGAATTTATACGATTCATCCGTCCAATCTGGCTCCCATCCTTCATTATACAAGTACATCCATTGAGATAGCTGAGATAAAGCTAAGGATGCGCGAGCTTGGGCTTCGGTGCGGAAAACATTCTTATTCTCTTTATCCGCCTTTAGAGTTGTTGCTGTTAAATATACTCCACTATTTACAGTTGTATAAAATCCGCTAAAACGAGTTGGAAAATCCTCCCATGAAATCTTATTTTTAACTACTTTAATCTCAATATCTAGGTTACTAGACTTTACTACTTCTCCTTTTACGAGTTTTTGCAACTCTTCGGGGGTGATGCTTATTTGCATAATATTTTAGTTTTTAACTACTCTTACGAGTAAAGGTTACAATTCATAATTATCAAAAATAGATTCGATCAACCAAACCAAAGTTTCAACCATCCAATCCAGGAGCATACACTCCATCAAAAGATTAACGAATCCAGTGTAAGGTTCGAAACATACCCGAATGATCCCGACTATCAGGATCACCGAGAGGATAATTGCTATAATCGTCATTAGTAAGTGCTTAGTCCTAGTTTAATTAGTTCTTTGTCGAAGAAAGCAAACAGAGTCATTTCGGCATCAGCAACTTCTTTTATTTCTCTTGGAGATAACTTTATTTTGTCGTAAGTACTAAGATTAACTGCATCTTCATTCATCCTTAACGCCATCATTTTTAACTCTGCTAAAGACTCTATCGTAATCTTTAACTCTATAGGCTCGAAGCCTGATTTCTTGTTTGTTTCGATTTTCATTGTTTTTTTGTTTTAATTTCATAAATACCAATAGCACATACTGACCATCCAAGCGAAAGTCCAAGATAACACGCTCTTCCTACATAGTCAAGAGTCGTTAAGTTAAAGTCTAGTCTAATAAACGCTAACCCTAGATAAGTTAGAATAAATGTCGAAATGATAATTCCGATTCGTGTTAGCTGTTTTTTCATTGGTGAGTTGTTAATTTGTTCTTGTAACTTTTCATATTCGAAGTCTAACCTAGCAGACTCTCTACATAAGGCATAATAACGATCAAGATTTTTATCTAGCTCTTCGTTATACTCTTTCCATTTTTCTGGTGACATTGTTTTATTTATTTGGTTAAATTCTTTACGCTGCTGGACCATCGTCCATAATAATCCGTCAGATGGAGTAAATTCTTGTTCTAATAATTCTTTTCGCCATGTATGCTGCTCATTTATTCCTAAGTAAGCCTCAACAAGATCAATTCGTCCTGCATCTGGTCTAATCCCAACAAAGCCTCTGGCATAAAGCCGCTTTTTCTCTAATTCATTCATTTTTACAATTTTTGTACCTATTCATTCTTTATAAACGATTTAAATATTTCTTCTTCCGTCCTTGTGTACCAGCCTTCATCCGTTTTATCCCTCCTATGTTTGAAACATTCTTGAGTATCTATCTGACAAGTATTAGGAAGGAAAGAAACATCCTTACCGAACTTGTTACAATACCCGTAGTGAATCCTATGGCTTGCATTCTTTTGATCGAGATTTATCTCCTTCTCATCCCAAAACTTCTTCTTCTCAAAATCACGCTGCATAAACAAGCAGTCATTACAGTTGCAATCTATTTTTTGTAACTCTATCATTTTTACATTTTTTGTCGGTAGGGCAGCACTCGAACCTGCACGATATTAAAATCATAAACACTCAGTTTGGTTTTATCCAAAAGGATCACGCGTCTACCAATTCCGCCACCTACCGATGTTTTTAAACTAATTCTTCTCCTACTAAGGAGTAATAAAGATTCTGTAACTGGTGGACGTACTTTAAATTGTAACAAAAAAATAAAGACGTGTAATCTAAACTGTCGGTTCCAGAATCATAATACTCATGACCGAAAAACCAAGTCTTGTCATTAAAATGAGTCTCAATAACAAATCCCCAATCAGCCATCTGCAATCGATACTTCTTTCCATATCTTGACGGTCCCACAAGCTCAAACCAAAGCTCAAGAATTTTCTCCTCGGTTAGTTCTATAGGAATCAAATCATCAACAGAAATACAATAATAGTCTATACCATTTTTTTCTGCCGTGCAACCAAGTGGACCACTACCGATTGAGATCAATCTGTATTTATCACCGTATCTGTCCTGAACCAGGTTCCCTATGCGTATGTCTTTTATATTCATGATTATTTTTTAAGTTAAGTAGTAGCCATCTCTGACTACTACTAGTTACTGAAACGCAAATTAAGATTGAGACCTCTGTTTTGTTTCTTGATGGTTCTACGCAATAAGGCATAAGAAGGTTACACTAAGTAGAGGAAAATATATTAACTAGCTGATAATCAAGAAGATAATTTACATAGACGTATTTTAAAATAATTTGTAGGGGTGTGGAGTGGGGGTTATTCCAATGATCAAGGGGGGAGCGCACCCCATCCCGAAACCGAATCCGTCTACCGTGTACCCTCCGAACGGAAACGAGTTTTGAATTTAAAAACTAACTAATTTTAGGATGAAATTGATATTAACTATTTAAAACTACGATAGGGGAGGGGAGGGGCTGGCAATTATTTAACTAATTACATAGCTCTACATTCCTACGGAAACAAGGCATTTCAAATGCTATTTAACATAATAATTATTATACACCATGTTTTGGCTGGCGACTTGTTACGTTTTAACTCTCTACTCCTCTCCTATTTTAGTAACTATTTAGCTATTCATACTATTTAAATACTCTCATATGATATTTAAGAAATCCTTAGCTATAAAATATCGGCTCAAAACTGTATTTTTGGGTGTTTCTTCGGTGATTTTCGAGAGAAAAGGCCGTTTTTGGTGATTTAGGCTGTTGTTCGGCATCTGATATTTGCATTAATTATGCTTTAAAACAGCTATTTTTAACTGAATTAGGCTTATTTTCGTATTTTTGTGTCCATGTGTGGTTGAAATAGAAGTAACCACCGAAAGAAATCCACGAATAACTATAATAAAACAAATTTAACAGAATGCGTAAACACACTGATAAAGGCAAGAGAGGTTTTGTTTCAACTAGAAAGAATAAGGTATTCACTCATCTAATGGAGAAGCACAACATAAGCCTATACACGTTATCACTACGTTTCAACCTCTCTGAGCAAATGACATTAAAGCTAATTAATGATGTAATGACCTTACGAATGAAACATATAGTTATCATGGCTGGTTTATTCAATATTAAGGCTTCTGTATTGTTTCAACTTCTCTACTGTAATTACACAACTATTCCTCCTCACATAGAAAAGGAAATAGAAGAGGATGTTTTATCTCTCTCTAAAGAAATAGGTCTTATTTAGAATCTGTTTAAATTACTATATTTACTTACTTTGGCATGGTTTTATTTTATGTTACTCTGTATAGGTAGAGTTTAAATAGTTTTATTATTTAGGCAAATTATTATACCTCATTTTCAATGAGTTACAATAATTTTTGCCTTTTTTTTCATTTTATTGTAACCTTATTAATCCGTTACCGTTAAACATACCAACAAACAATAATTAGTTCTTTTAAATAAATAAAAAATATTTTAAATAAACGTAACCTTTACAAATAACTAACGTATAACCTAACAAAACCTAGAAATCATGAGAAATTCAAAAAAAATTTATTTAATTTATTCACTTTTATTATCTGTTGTTTTTTTTAGCTGCAAAGAAACTGCTAATTATGGAATACAAACATTAGAGCATGAAGGATGTGAATATGTTATTTATAAGGATGACACAAGAAGTGATGTATCAATGGTACACAAGCAAAATTGTAAATATTGTGAAGAAAGAAATAAAAAGTAGAAACAATCTAAAATTAAACATCATGAAACCTAGAAAATCAATCATCGAAAAAATTAGAGCATCAGTATTAAGACAAGAAATAAGCCACAGAGGAGGAGGAATTGAAATCAGCCTAGATACCTTCGGTTTTAAAGGCGAGAAGATGGCAGCCTACCAAAACTATCTAGGAGGAGGAATTTTAGGTCGCATCTGTGCTAATGATACAATAAGAAGACAAACCTTAAAAACTACTGAAGCGAAGGCAAAAAAGCTAGATAAAATAGCTGAGGAGTTAAAAAAGTACTTTCATAGCCTAACAAGGCATGAAGATGATGAATGGGAGGATGAAGAGTACGAAAGCAATCAAAACAAGCCAGTATCAGCATATTAATATTTTTTGTAACCTTTATCAATTATTACCGTATAACACCATATAAACACTAGAAATCATGAATAGAAGAGTCCAAGCAAGCCATTTAGAAACAGGAGATGTATTTTATCACTCAACAGAACCTGAGAAATTATACATAGTACAGAAGGTCGATTTTAGGTATGGTAAGGTAGTAACAAAGGAATACATTCATGGTGAGCCATTCGGTAAAAACGTATATTTTTTAAGAGGTGCAACATATTACTATAAAATTAACTAAAAAAGGAGGATATTATGACAATCGAATATAAAATAATCAAAAGCGCAAAGCAATTACAAGAGCATTTAGAAGCGCATGGATACTCTGAGGTAGTTTTACTTCACAATGGAGTAAAAAGCACTAGAGACTTCTTTTTAGCAGATGGAAAGTTTCAAGAAGAGGATAGTTCATTCAATTTATGGTCTTATTCAAATTATGAGCTAACCAAAGTTTATGGTGAATACTTCGAAAAAAACAGTTTTTTAATAGCTAATTATAACTAAACTCATTAATTATGGCAAATTTGAAACAATACAGAGATGATGGGCATTCTGATGGTACAAAGTGTTATACAAGAAGCCAAGCGATAAAAGTCATAAAGTCTATACTTAAAGATGATGAAGACCTTTTAAGAGGTCGGAGCATCAATAAAATATCAGATGATGACATTTTAGAAATAGGATATAATTTTTATAGTATTTACAAAGTTTAAACCTTATCAATCATGGCAAAGAAAAAAAAATGTGTAGTAATCCTACACGGCATAAGAAGAGAAATTAGTGCTGGTTCATTCGAAAGCATAAAAGAGGCTAAAGAATTTGTTAAAAATTGGGACAGACCATATACTATAAAAACGATTAACTAAAGTAAGGAGGCAATTATGAAATCAGCAACACTAATTAAAAAACTAGAAAAATTCGGCATCCCTTATAATGTGGTGGATGTTAATGGATATAACAAAGATATTGAGTTCACTATTAATGATACTAATTTCAAGGCTGGCATCATAGAAGGCAAAGAAGAGGTACAGGATTTTTGCAGAGAGATATGCTATGATAAAGTAAGAGACGAGATGCAGAGACGATTTTTCCGAAATTTTAAAGAATTACTAAGATACGCATACGCATAACTAACTAATTACTAACAATTTAATACCTAGAAATCATGAAAACTCAAGAAAACTTAATAAACAGCAATACCTTTGTAGATGGAAATTATTCTTTTGAAAATGAATTTTCATTCGCTAGAAAAAATGTAAAGGATGGTAAGGTAAAATACAATGATGGTACATTGGTAGACGTAAAAGACCACATAAAAAAGAACCACTACGAAAAAGTATATTTTAACTTCTAAAAAACTAGAAATCATGAAAAAGCTAATAACTGACGAAAGCATCCAAAGTATTTTACTTGCAACAGCAGCAATAGGAATTGTATGGTTTATTCTAACTTTGTAACCTTTCTTAAAAACTGACGTATAAAACTAAATATTAATCATAAAAACAAGAAATCATGGAAATCAAATCAACAGAAAAAAAAGCAACAGAGTTAAAAAAGGGAGACTTTATAACCGACATTAATCCTAATACAAAAGGAGCATTCTTAGGAGTGGTAACAAGTAATGAAGGTGAAGAGCTAAATGTTAGCCTCTATACAGAAAAAGACTCCCCTTACTTTACAGAAGGGAAGATAAGTAAATTTGCTAAAGGAAATACCCTTTGGGATGTTCTAACTAAGGAAGAGGCTATCAAATTTATAGCTAAAAATAATCCTCTAGGCTTTACAGTTAGAAAGGATACATTAGAACCTATTACTGAAGGATACTCAGTGGCCGTATCTGAGACTCAAAACTCATTCGGGGATGAAGGTATCGAACGAGTGCTGGAAGTAGCTAAAAAAAGCTATATTGATGCAATAGGAGGATGGAAGGAAGGGGAGGACTACTACTTTGATGCTGTTATGGTAGTTCAAGATTTCAATACGGCAGCGGAGCTAGGTTATAGAAACAGACAAAAGGCGATATTTCACTTGGATGAGAAGAAAGAATTGGTCCTTGTTTATTAAAGAAAGTTTTCATGATGGTTGGTTTTGGGGGAGGAGTTGAAATGACCTCCCCCATCTCTAAACTCTTAAAAATATAAAATTATGATATTACAACACGAAACACCGAAAATAGAAGTAGTTAAAATAGTCGATGGAGACTATAAAGCTATCGAAGTTAGACAAAACAGAGATGGAGTAGATATGAATGATGTTTTAACTGCTCTGTCGAAGTTTAAAGACCAGCAATTTCTTGGCGATGCTCTTTTAAATGACAATGTATCTATATGGGTAGGACACAAGCAATACTACCATCTAGTTGGAAATGTTACTTCTGCTATGTACCTTCTACATAAGTCAAGTAAGATACCAGTCAACCTAACCGCTAAGGAGCGTTTCAATATAGCTGAGGTATTCAAGTTTTACGATGAGCAAATTGGATTGGATAAGGAGCAGAACAGAGCCTTCACCAAATTAAAACTAATTTTAAACCAATAAGCGATATGTACCAAGCTATTTTTAACCTACTTGTTGTTGTTAGTCTTATTCTCTCCCTTTTAGTTGGAGTAGTAGTATTTGTTTTCTTCCCTTTCTATATTGGAAGATTGTTCTTTGAAGAGTTTAAGAAAGTTAGTAAGTAATTATTTGCAATAATTCTTGCGATTTATTGCAAATAATTAGCTTTACTATTTGAAAATTTACTATATTTGTGTGCTGTATTGTCAGAGATACACTTCGCAAAAGGAAACTAAGATAGAAATATCTTTTTCATAAAGAAAATGCTGAATTGTGCCTCTGACCACAAACATCAGCATTTTTCTTTTATGTAAATTTCAAATCACCAATTAAGGAACGCAATAGCCTTTTAAGAACCGCAAACTTTTGTAGCAATACATTTGGATCAGATAAATGTGCTTATGAAACAAAACATAGGCGGATTGTTTGATTTTCTGGGGGACTTTTCTTTTTCTTTCTTACTTACAATTGTTTGTAGTTGTTACTTTCCTTCTTTCTTTTTCTTTAAATGATATAAAGGGAGTTGAAACAATAGATTAGTAGTAGGGGCTTTTGTGTATAAAAATTAGTAAATAGTTAAAATAAGTAACCAATAATGTAACCTTACATGGGAAATAACGTAAAAATATTCGTTCTTACTTGGGTATTTGGAACTAGAGTAGTTGAAATAAAACGCTCTCCTTCTATTCAGGTGATACAACTAAAAAAGAAGGAGTTGAAAAACCAGCCTCAATACAAGAAAGGATTTTTTGAGGTTAGAACCTCTGAAGGATTAAAAGCTAAACCGATATTAAAAGAAATAAACTAAAACAAGAAAACATGAAAACAAAAAGTAAGTGGTTATCACTAGCGGATATACAAAGAACAATAAACAACATCCCAAACAAAAAAGCAAAAGGATTCCTGCCTCAAAACGTAGTAATGGGACGAGTTGTTTTGGAACCAATCTCCACCGATAAGTTAAAACGCGGAGACATTGTTAAGTTTAACCCTAGTGATAAAGCAAAATTCGTAGTAGCTTACATAACAAAAGACATTGTCTACTTCTACCCCACAAGGACTAAACATCCTTACATTGAATCAGACAGACAGGTTCCAATGACAAAACTTTATTCAGTAATTGTTTATAAACTTCTAAACGTAAAAGACCTATGCAAGTAAGTAACGACATCCAAGAAGAGACTTTATCAAAAGTTGATAGAGTAAAGGCAGCTAAAAAAGAATTAGTTGCTAAGATTAAGGATAAAAATAGAGATCCAAACTGCTTTTTCGCTAACTATTTGGAAAGATACCACCGAGAAAAGCTAATTAAATTAATGATGGAATAATTAAAAACACTAGAAACCATGAAAATTACAAAAGAAATAGAATTAGAAATTGACACAAGAGATTTTTCAATTGGAGATTTAATCGAAGAAATTGAGACGCATATTGATTGTAAGGCTATAAAAGGGTATAATTCAGATGAATATATTGAAAAAATGAAGCCTTTAATTTTAGAGAACAAGCAAAAATTAGAAGAAATTAGAATATTTTTATTAGGGTATTAAAAACAAACAAACTTATGACAACAACCGACTTCAGTTCATTCAAGGAACTAATCACTCGAAAACTTGATAAAGCCGTAGAGTTAAAAAACGAACTATCATCTTCTATTAAAGGAGAGGACGGAAACGGGACCGATAACACCCACCAACGCGCAAAAACATTTGAAGACTCCGACACTAAGGAGGAGAATACTCTTCTAATGAAGAAGCAAGAGGATATTATCGCTCAATGCAATAAAGCGTTGCAACGCATTGACAACGGAACGTATGGAAAGGACGTTCATACAGGACAAGAGATACCTTTCGATAGATTAATGGCTAATCCATTAGCAATGACTAATATTCGATAGTTATGTTTAAAATAGGACAAAAGGTGGTTTGTATTGAAGGATATAAATCAGATTGCGAAACATGGGAGCTGAATGAAGGAAAGATTTATACTGTAATTGAAATATCTAATTGTAAGTGCGAACCAGCAATTCATGTCGGTATTTTAGGGACTGGAACTACTTGCAGAAGATGTTGGCATAATATATCTAAAGTGAAATCATTTCACCGAGTAAGCCGTTTCCGACCCTTAGACGAATCATTTGCAGAAGAAGTTCTTGAGATGATTAAAGAACAAATTAACGAAGAAGAATTAATAACTGTATAGATATGGAAAACTTAAAACACACAGGTGGCGCATGGACTTATGATAGTAATGATGTATATTCTAAAAACTCTGGGGACGAAGGCAATATTATTTGCGATAGACCATCAATGTATAGATCAAGTGAAAAGTGGGACGCAAATGCTAAACTTATTATAACGGCTCCTCTATTCTTAGAAGCAGCTATTGAGTTTTGCGAAAGAGTTGAAAAAGGAGAAATCAGAAGTGTTAAAACATATAATAAATTCAAGGAATTAATAAACAAAGCAACTAAATAACTATGAAATATCCAACACTAACAGAAGCAATTTTAACTGCGCTAATATACTTAGCTCCGTTATCACCATTATTATTTGACTATTTTGATCCAACTAACAAAGGATACGAAAAAGCAATATACACTGAAGCAGCAGAATATTACTATAAATTTATGGTTTTATTATTAATGTCTTCATGGTTCTATGCGTCAAATAAAATAGCTAAATTCTTACTAAAATAATTATGGACTTCAAAAAAGACATGGACGTTGTTTGTATCCGTAAGCAACCTTGGAGGATTTTAACTCCTTCCGATCCACCACCAGAAATAAAATACGGAGAAGTTGTAACTATTTCGAATCTTATTCGTAAAGATATACTATTCCTAGAGTTTCAACAATATCCAATGAGTCTTTACGGAGCTGGGAACTTTGTTCCACTCGACTTATTCGTTGGCGAATTTAATTTAGAAAAAGAGGAGGTACTAGTTGGCTAGATATGCAGTAAAAACTTACTTCGGTAAGAGCAAATACAAATATGTTTACATTAATGTTCAAGGGACTACTCAATGGTTTGTTGTTAGGATGCCTAAATTCAAATTTGAGAAGTGGTGTAGAAGCGAAACTGAAGCTGCTAGGCTAGTTGATGTTAAGTTGGTAATGAATGGCTTTGAGCCAGTGAATGTGTTGAAGAGGGTATAACGTTTTGCGTGTTTATGTCAGGCGGGCATAGCACGAACTTAATTATTAACCGCAAGCTGTCCGCCCGCTTGCATAAACACGCTGTTATAGGCTGATAAATTTTACGGATTATGGAAACGAAATATTATTTTTTACTGATTGGAATAGCAATAGGTTGGCTTACCAAAGTGCCATTCTTAATCAAATGGTATAATGAACTTAAAAGATACAAAGAAGGCAAGGTGAAATTATACAACCGATTGATAAATGAAGTAAATAAACTACCAAAAGATGAACAAAGCAAATTTTGGATTACTACTGCTTATTTCAGAGACGCAGAGTAGTAAAATTTATTTTCCTATAACGGTTTGCGGCTAATGGCTGGCGGCAATAGGCGGTTAGTATGTAGCCGCTTGACATTAGGTGCTGTTATGTTGGTGCGTTGGCTTGTGTGTGAGGCAGTTTTATTTTATTAATTTTTAAAAAAGCGAAGGCAATGGAAATAATTGAAAACATTACTTTATATAAATGTGGTTTTTGCAAAAAGAAAATGCAACGTAAACACGCAATGATTAAGCACGAAGAGCATTGTAGTAAAAATCCAAAAAATTGGAGTGCTTGTAGTGGTTGCGTTTTTATGAAGGAAGGAGAAACCGAAGTGTATTATCAAAATAATTATAGCGGAGAAATGGAAGAAAGCTCTAAGCGTTGTAAAACTTTCCATTGCGAAAAATTTAATAAAGACTTATATCCTTACAAAGTTGTAAAGAAGGGCTTATTAGGAAAATACCCTGAAAGTTTTGAAGGAATGGAGCAAATGCCTACTACTTGCGAAGGGTGGAATTATACTAAGTAACGGTGCGTAGGCTTTTAAAAATTAATAAAATAAAATTGAACATAACGTTTTGCAGCTAATAAATCGGGCGTGGAAACACAGTAGATGTCCGCCTGTTTATTAGCTGCTGTTATAGGTAGTGCCAAAAGTAAAGACTAAAAGAATATTAATAATTAAAAAATAGAAATAATGAACTTAAAAGAATTTGTAAAATTTACATTTAAAAAATACGAAAAAAACGGGTATTGTTTTAGACCTAGAATAGTTTGTAATGATGGGTTTTCAATGAGTGTACAAGGCAGTAACGCATTATATTGTAGACCGAGAATTACACAAGATTGGTATGATAAAATGGAAATAGGTTATCCATCCGCAGAAGAAATTGATATAATAGAATTTGCCGAGGATATTACAAAACCAACTGATACCGTTTATGGTTATGTGCCATGTGAACTTATTGAAAAAGTTATTTTAAAACACGGTGGTATTAACTCGGTTGAAACATTTAAAGTGTCTGAGGATATTAAATAGGCATTACCTATAACGGTTTGCGTGTATATGTCAGGTGGTGATTAGAATCACTACACTTGATTATACCACAAAAGATAATTAAAAGAACAAATGTTGAATAAACCACTACACCACCACTTGCATATACACGCTGTTATAAGTTGGTGCGGTTTTAATAACTAAAATTTTAAATATGAAGAAATACAAATCAAAACTCAATGGTAAGGTAGCGATAATCATAAGTGATAAAGCTGCTGGAATGTGTAACAAGACATTAGGCATAACGATGGTTGTTTACAAATATGAAGGTGACACTTATGATTATCCTTTCATTATGGAACACAGAGAGTTTTATCAGAAGCATTCTGAAATAACGGAATCTTAGCACTTGCTTATAACGTTTACAGCTATGTTTAGGCTGGGAATTAAGATTAGAAAACTATCAAAATAAGATAAATTATGAAAAAGGATAAAACTTCAATATGGGCAGTAAAACCCAGCTTAAATATAGCTGGTGTTATAAGCCGTTTTGAGCGTGAGGAATTTGAATCACAATATTTGCAAAAGCCGAGTGCTGAAATGATTGCAAAACAAGAACGAGCATACAATGCCTTACTTGCTTATGAAAAGAACTGCCTTAAATACGAGGCGAAGTACATTGACCCACGAATGGCGAAAATACCAAAAGGTGAAATGATGGGAGATTTTGCTATGAGATACGGAACTACAATTAAAGAAATGAAAGACCAATGGCAGCATGTTGAAAGTGCGTTGGCTAATGGCTTATAACGTTTTGCAGATAGGCGATGTGGCGGATTTTGAAAACGAACCGTTCGGAAAAACCGAACACTTGATTTGAAAAACAGAACTTAATATTAACCGAGAACCCGCCATATTGCCTATGTGCTGTTATAGGTAGGTTTTCTTAAACAAAAGTAAAATGAAACAAGAAATAACATTAGAACAATACCTTAGATTAGGTGGTAAATTAGACAAAGTGAATTGGAGTGACGCCTACTGTAATTATGGAGACTGTAACCGAGGTGCAAAAGTAGTGTCTTACGAAGACAAAGGCGAAAAGGGTGGACACGACACACCATTATTTCATTTTGCTTTTGATAATGGCAGAACTCATAGATACGCTATTTGTTGGATAAAGATGAAAGTTGATTTTGTGCTTTCTGAAACTTACCTATAACTAATGGCTAACAGTACTTCAAAAAATTACACCAACAAAATCAATACTTACATGGAATATTCAGAACTTCATAATGTTATAAAACAACATCTTGGGAAGCGACTTCAAAATAACGAACTTACAAATAACGACATAAAAAGTCTTATTGATATGCTTGGAGGATTCCTTAATCTTAAAACATACGCTGAGTATTCGCAACTAAAAGGAATTAGTTATAATGGTGTTCTTGCAAGATTAAAATCAGGATCCATACAGCACTATGAATTATTTGGAGTAAAATTTATAATTGACAATGACTAGAAAAACAGGAGAGTTTAAACCTAATCCAAAGCCTGAGAAATCGGTTAAGAAAAAGCCGAAATCAATCAAGAAGGTTAGCGACAAACGAGCAGTTGAAAATAAGATTTATACTGAGCTAAGGAAAGCGTTTCTTCTTTTACCAGAGAATAAAATTTGTCCAATAACTGGTCAATATTCTGTGGAAATTCACCATACCTATTCAGGTAAAGATAGAGCAAAGTATTTCTTAGACACTACTACATGGATAGCTGTTAGTAGGGATGGACACGTTTGGGTGCATTCGCATCCGAAAGAAGCAAGAGAATTAGGGTATTTAAAATAAAAAATTATGAGAAAAATAAATAATAAAAATCAATGTAGTATTTACGATTTTGCTAAAAATTACGTTAAGATTAAGTATAAAGATGGCGAACGGTCTTTTAACAATACAGAGTTAAAAGAATTAGAACATATACAGCGAATGACAGATAATGGTTATGAATTAAAACTAATTAAGTTGAGAGTAGGTAGTAGGGCTATTTGGATCAAGAAAAATTTAAAATAACATGAAGGAAATAACAAGCATAAAGTCGCTATATAATCTTAGAAAAGATATAATTAAGTCTCATAGCATGAATGAGTTTATTAATATAAAAAGTGACCTAACTTCAGATTTAAAGTATTTCTCAATCTATTATTGTGATGGATATTTTATAAGACAAATAAACTACGCTCCATTTAATTCTTAACATCCTTCGGAACATACTCATAACTCCTATTACCATCATTCTTATACGTTTTAAACAGCTCAATAGATTGTTTTGTAACTTTCTTTGTTGGAAGTAATCCTTTAGAACCTACAACAGCAATCATACCAGCAACAGTTAAATCGTAGTCAGTCCATTTTTCAGGATTAAACTCAATCCAATCCTTTAGAGTGTTATTGAATGGCATCACTCCGTAGCGTTGCTTATCCTCAATAAAACCGATGTTATTTGAGATGTAGGATTGTAGTGTTTCCATAAGAACCACACGAACCGCTTCGCTAAAGTTTGGAAGACCTGGTTCACGGTCTTCGGAATGCTCCGTGAAAGTAGACTCAGGACGAATCATTAAATAATTATCATAGCCCCTCACCCTGAAGTAATCGAAACAATTACGCACGTTACGCTCAATAAGAACCTTCCATCCGAAGTAAACGCATTGCTTAATCATATCCTCGTACACCTCAATAGGATCGCTAGGACGCGCCCAATATTCAGTTACAAAGCAATTACTATTGGCTTCATCCATTAGGTCCAACTTACGGAATCCATGAGATGCTGCCATTGAGTGTTTCTTCCCTGCTGTTTTAACTGCGGAGTATGGATCGAGACTAAACAATCCTGTATTGGTTTCAACTGGAGCCACCTTACCGTACTTAGAAGTCTTTTGATTAATCTCCTTCGGCTTCCAATAAATAAGCCATTTCCCTTTCTCTGTTGGCTGCCAAACTACTTCGGTGTCTCTTTCTCCATTTCTCCATTCGAAGTTCCCTCTAACCAACGCAGGATTAGCCATTTGGTTGTGTTCAACCTGAGCGTATAATCGGTCAAGGTCAAATATTGTTTGCTCGTTAGCTGGATCACGGAATAAGTCATCCTCGTCACGAGGAAACTGACGAAGTTCCTCGTAGTAAGCAACAACACTTCCTTTATCTCGTAGTGATTTTAACTTATTCTCTATATAGGTCTTTGCTCCTACCTTAATAGGCAATCCATCAATACCAACAATAGGAGTTTCGGGATCTTCAATAACCGACATTCCATATTCATCAACAAACCCCTCTAATCCATCATAAGCAGGAACAAAATAACGGTACAAGCCACTAACAGTTCTATTGTTACCATCTTTTTCAGAAGCAACGGAATCACTCCAAACTTGTTTAAACTCCTCTCCTCCATGTTCAGCCTCGTTGACTGAAGAACCAAACATCCCCTTACCAATAATACGCCCTCCGACCATTAAACAAGTCTTTGCGATGCTAAACCATTTAGTAAAACTCGCACCGATCAATTTCCCTATCTCGTCTCCAGTAAGGATTTGCAGCTTAGAACCGTCATAACTATTGTCTTTTGTGTTCCTCCAAGTTATCTTGGTGTTCAAAGACATCTCCTTGGTAACTGTCCTTGTCTTATGGGTTACTTTTTGGATAGGAGTTTTAAACATTAACTCCTTTTTAACATCTTCAGCAGATTGTACTTGAGGTTTAAAGAACGCAGGATACTCTTGGAAGTAGTAAATTAACTTAGCGAACAAATCCTTAACATCCTCACCCGTCTTCGACATCATACCAAAATGACCGTTAAACGTCTTTCTTGCCTTATTAAGCTTACACGCCATGGCACGGTAAGAAAATCCATCACGCCTCTTCTTTGCGTATAATAACCCTAAGCAATCAGTATCGTCAACACATACTTGCCAAGCATAAAACCATCGTCTATCAACATCACGGTAGTCAGGATACCCAACATCCAGTTTACACCAGTTCAAATAATGATAATGGTCCCCTGTTATGTAGGTTGGAACTCCGTTGTTATAAAACCAATACCCTTCAGTACATCGCTTATCCTCAAGTTCCGCAAAAGCAAATTGTTCCTCAACACTAAGTAAGTCGAAATTATCAGGTAGCTCGTTACGAGTCCATTTTTGTTTCTTTTGCGGTAATCCGTATCCAGCAATACTATTTTTGAACGGTTGGGCTGGTATTTCGAAGTTTATCCCTGGGTAAAGTTCCATTACTTGCTTTCCTTACTTTTTAAAGCCATTTGTTCAGCAATACCCAACTTAGCCATCTTCTCTTTTTCAACTAATTCCTTAACGTCTTCAGGAGTCATTAGTTTTCTTATTTCATCCAGCTGCTTATTAAGAGCCAACATATTATCGAAATACCATTTAACTCGATCAAATGACTTATCTTTGGCATCTCCAAACAAATCAACAACACCAGCATCTATTTCAACTGGATTGCCATCAACGATAATCTTTTCCTTGCGTATTTTTAACTGAGAGTTGAAATTATTTAGCTGTTCAGCTAGAGTGAGGTAAGTGTCTAGGTAAGGGCTTTTCTTATACTTTTCTAATTCAGCCTCAAGACTATCAACATAGACTTGAGTCGCCTTGTCGCGGATAATTGGTTTTTCCATACTTTGTTTTATTATATTTTATTAAAAAAGAGGGATGGGATTTTACTCCACCCCTCTTTCATTCAAGAATTGTAAGCGGTAATTACAATGCGTTAATAGCAGCATTTAATGTAGCAGCAGTTGTTTCCAATTGCAACTTCTCAAATGCTCCTTTTTTAGAGTCATATAAGCAGTAACAACCTGTTCCGCCAGCAACAGTGATTGTTGGAGGGAATGCAGATGCTAAATATTCACCAGCTTGAGTGATAGTTGTTCCTGTTGCTTCTTCTAAGTCAGCATCAATTTGAATTGTAGCTGTAGCAGTAACAGTTCCTGCACTAAATGTAGCAGTTGGAGCAGTATTTAAGTTAGCTCCTGGAGTTGCAACCGTTAAGGTATCCAACACATGAGAAATCTTGTCAACACAAGTAGCACCAGTACCATTACCAGTAATTGTAACAGTAACATCAGCAGTGATATTTGAACCAGCAGTATTAATTGTAATGTAATCTACAGCATTACCAGTAATGTGAGCAGTAGCAGTTGGCAATACAGCACCAGTACCACCACCTGAAAAAGTAACAGCAGCAGAACTATACCCAGAACCTTGAACAGTTAAGTTAACTTGCTCAGTTTTAATTTTATAAGTCGCAGTTAGTGTTGGTAATTCTTCAACACCCTCAAATGATAATGTGTCAATCAACAATGAGTTAATGTAACGAGTAACCGAGCCGTTTTGAACAGTAACAGCTAAAGTAACACCAGCAGCTGTATTAATTGTAGCAGCAGCAGTTGAAACCTCAATCACCTCAACACCATTAAAGTTATACAATGAAATCAAGCGAGTTGAAGTCGCTAAGTCAATGTAAACGATGTTTGCGTTGTTAATATATAATGTCTCACCAGTTGTCAAAGTAACAGCTTGGAACGCAGCAGCTTCGTAGCCATCGATAGTTCCAACAGTTTCGTCAACCAATCTAGTGATTACAGTCCCGTTTTGAGACAAATATGTTACCAATGAATCAGATCCACTAGCGATAAATTTTACGATTTTATTCGATAAAACGTAGAATACGGTTCCAGTTGCCTTATCGGTTAATAAACATGATTTTGCCATTTTGTTGTCTTAGTTAAATTTTACACAAATATACGAGTTTTTACAATGATTCGAGAATTATTTCTAAATTTTTCTCTTTATAATCTTTTAGAGCCTTTCTGTTTTGTCTAATTTTTGGAGCATCGGACTCTTCTTTGCGCGTTCTAGGGTTTCTGATCTTTTGTAACCTCTTCTCATGTTCGATAACTTGAGACTTTGTTAACCCTACAGTTTCACCTAACTTTTCAATCCTAGCCAACTCTCCAGCTTGTTCAAATAAATCATCCATTCTCATTTCAAATGTTTCATTATCCAAGCCTTGTAAGTATTCAAGTGTTGATAAATCAGCTCTCTTAGAATCAGATTTCAACTTAGATTTAAAGACGTTCTTAGCTTTTAAAGCATTTACAACAATCTCCCCTCTTCTAGCATTTAATTCATCTAATTCTTTTTTAGAGATTTCAATACTCTTCCCATTTACAACAAATGTTCGGTCAGAAAGGAACTTTAAATCCTGAATATAACCCTTTTCGTAAGCTAATTTATAATAAGGACTAATATCAGAAATCTCCTTAACTAACCCTCTCGGACCTACTGGAATTAACGGAATATCAAACTTCTCTTTTACAGGTTGACCGAAGTGATCTTTGCGGCTAGATAATCCTACCATCTCTTGAACAAACGGCATATCTTTTACAATATACTCATACATATCAATTGGACGAGTATCAGTTTCACCTTGCACAGCATTAACCGTATTGGTGATATACTTAATTGCTCCAGAATAAGGAACCAACGCATTTGATTGTTTAGCGAACCATTTTCTAGCCGACTCAGCTCTGTCCTCTTTTTTATCAGCAATAGCACCCATTAATCCTTGCAACCCTTGCATTGCAGACGCATCATTAATAAATAACATATAATTAATAAAAGTATTCATAATTGCATCCGTTGTATTTTTAGTTTCACCGTACAACTTAGCATCTCTCATTAATCCAACAGGCAAGAACATTGCAGCAAACGGTGATGTTTTATAAGACATAACCTTTTCGCCTTTAATGTAAACAGACATCGGTTCCAACCCTCCTCCACGAACAATAGATTGGTCATCAGTATATTTACCAGTATTATTACCAGTAATAACCAAATCATCGTCATCATCATCACCGTTAAGCATCATTAATACAACCATTCCTACAGTGTAGTTTATTGCCTTAATCGTTAACTCTCTCTTTTGGTCAGGATTTAAGTATTCAAACTTCTCAGACATCTTCTCATGCAACATATTTGTTGCAGCAGCCTTAATTAACCCTAACGGACTTCTTTCAATCATCCCTTGTGCAACATTCAATGGAACATTGATGAATGGAATAATAAATCTAGTGATGTAACTATCTTTGTTTAATTTTGAAACTAAATCAGATACTAAACCAAATATCCCTGTTGGCTTGTTTGTTAATAATGTACGCTTCGCCCAATTTCTTGCATCCTCTAATTTATTTTTAAGATTCTCAGGCATTGTTTGCTCGATAATCTCAAACTCACGAATCTTCTTTATAGTTTCATAATCCTTTGGCTTATTATCTCCGTAGAACTTAGACAATTCAGCCTCAGCTTGTCTTGACGCAAATTCCTTACGCTCCTTAGTGTTTCCAACTAATTCGTTTACCTTAGCATCTACCTCTTCTTTGTTCCAATTAGGATGCTCCTCTTTTATGATAGCTCTAGCAAATTCTCTAGTCTTTAATTGGTAAGCGGTGTCCGAGAAGAAAATATCGGATCCTCTCAAAGCTCTACCTACTGGAGCAAAAAACTTCATCTTACGGTCAGCTAAACTTCTTTCAATTACACCATCAAAGCGGGTCCCTCTTCCTGTACGGAATACACGCCCAGTTTCAATTGCTCCTTTTTTTAACCCTTCTATCATCGCTTTGTTAATGTTAGAAAACTGACCAAAATCACCTTTTAGTAAAGCCTTCTCTAAAATCATTAACGGATTAAGTACCAATGCTTGAGCAGCATTGAACTGAAGATTTCGTAAATGTGTTGCTGGAGAGGACAAGATGTTAGCGTACCACATAGCCGACAACTTATCCGAACGAGACTTTATAGCGTTTTGATAAGTATTATTAGCGATATAATCCAATAGGTCCTCGTAGGTTTCTCTCCATAAGATTGATCCTTCAGGAGCCTTAGCCAACTTCTTAGAAATCTCGTCAATAAACTTTAGCGTTTCTTCAGTGTCTGCTTTAGGTAATCCAAACTTATCAAAGAATAGTTCTTTAAACTTCTCCCCCCCTCTATTGTTTGTTATTCCACTATTGTAAGCCTCAATAATCTTCTCGTGTTCGGCCTTTCTCTTAGCCTTAACCTCCGTTACTTTCTCAGGGAAATGCTTGTCAATAATTTCTTGTTGTTGTTGTTCGTTTAAAACAGAACTCCACTCAGCTAACAATTGATCTTCTGGCTTCTTAGGATTGTTTTTA